CTGCTCCAAAGAACTCAAAACCACCTTCAGCCATATCGAAAAACACATGCTCAGCATCCGCAGGTACTTCTGATACATAAGCTTCTTCACCGAATATTAGATCTACTACTTCTTCTGCATCTAATACTTGATCATGCCCTAAGCCTTCCTCTAGCAAATCACGTCTCCATTCCTTGAGTGCTGCTATCCACTGTTCTTTATTGTACTGCTGAAATCCACCTTCTGCTATATCAAATATTACTGCAAATGTCTTCATATAAATCCTTAAAAATGTTGGTTCTTTTCTTAACTTCTGGATGTATTATACGCCCTTCCAGGGTCATTGTCAAGACATTCCGGATAAAGTCGTTGAGGTAACACAAAGGAGTTCCCGGGGGCCGTTCACACCTCTGAGGCAAGATTTATTTGCTCAAATCTCCCAAATCTCCCAAAATTATCCGCCCTTTGCCCCAACCTGTCAACAATTGCCCCGATTTGCCTAGACTAGCCCGAATTAGCCCTAATTTACGCAACATTGATTCATTACTTGACAAATCGACTCGCGGCCTGTATAATCGGCGCTAATCGACCGGATTGCATTTAATTGCTCCTAATTTGGTGCTGGGAGCAAAAAAGACTTGACATCGGTTTGCCCAGGCGCTATAATCCGCGTGAGGAACTCATGGAGCAACCTGGTCGGTTTCGCACTGGCGCCCCCGCGCCAAAACAGACTGCACCATGTTGGTGAAAGCTCTGCACACGTTTGCAGGGCCCATGAGCGAGAAGTCGTTGACTTCCTACTGGCGCTGAGGCGCCAAAATGCTCACAGGAGACTACCCCTATTTCCCCAAATTTTCACAGACGTTTTTGAGGCCCACGAAAATAAGGTCGTTGACTTACTACTGGCGCGCACGCGCCGATTTTTTCAGGAAAAATCGAAAAAGTTTTCCGAAATTTTCTGAAAAAAATCGAAAAGTTTTCGAAAAAGTTTTCCAAAAATTTCTGAAAAAAATCGAAAAGTTTTCCGAAATTTTCTGAAAAACTTTCGTGAAAACTTTCATAAAAATGTTGAAAACTTTCATGGTGACTTTCAAAAAAATGTTGGAAACTTTCATGATGAATTTCATATTGTCATCATGCCAATTAAAAAAACGCCCATTAATAATAGGCAAAAACAGAAAGTAAAAAAAGATAACACCACAAAAAATAATGATGCCCTGGAGTCGCTAGTTTGGCTAGCCAAAGTCGAAAGGCCCAAAGATACAAGCAAAAACGCGATAATGAAAAAAGTGGTAACAAAAAGAAAAATCATAATAAATACCTAAAGTAAAAAGAAAAAACTAGCCGACTAAGCCGGCCGGTAATTTTAACGAGATAAGCTTGCTAGCATTTTTAAACTAATTTGTTCGTTTGTTAATCCCAAACAATCAGGCTCAATATAAGCCGCAAAACCATAAAAAGAATCATAGGTAGCCTCGCATGATACCCAAAGGTTTTCATCTACTAATAAATACGCTTCGCCCGCAGTACCCGCACAAGGTTCCGACAAAACGATAATTTTCTCGAATACTTCTATACCACTATGATTGTTTAAGACATTTACAGTGACGTTATTTTCTATATTTATATTCATATCATTTACTCCAAAAAAAAAACCAAGTCGATATCGACTTGGTTATTATGCCGAAATTATCCCAACATTGCAAGCCTATCTAGGGATTTTAGGCAAAAAACCAGATAACCATATAGACAAATCCTCGCATTTTTCGCCTAAAGTGTAAATAATCCATAGGGTCAAAATAACGGGTAAAGTGCAAATTCTTACCCAACATTGCCAATATTTTAATTTTCTTAAAGTGTCTTTCATTGCTTTTTTCCTTATTGAAAGCCCCCCCAACTGACGGGGCTTTATTAACTTATTGACCCAATAACATTAACTGTTTCCGAGTAGTGTCTAACAGAATATGGGTCAAAATTGCTGCCTCATAATCTCGCGCGTCTTCTAATGCTGTATGGGGTTCATCTTCTAGATCCTCACCAATTATGAATTTAGCCATTGCGTCCGCCGTCATGCTAGGCTTTTTCAACTTAGCCGTTAATAGGTTATTATCTACACAAAAACTTTGATATTCTGCTAGTACGCCAATTTTACGTTTAGCCGCTTTCATCAAACAAAAACGTTTACCAAATATGCCCAAATTAATTCCAGTATTTCTACATTTTCCCAGATCAAAAGCGATATTGTACGCTGTTAGTGTGGGGCTGTATCTCGCTTCAATACCTGCTAACCAAAGATTAATAAGAGCAACCGAAGACAAAGATCTGGACCCGTTGGTTAGCATATCGTCATACATTTTTACCCTACGCTGTGCCGACTGTTCCGACCAAAAGGCTGCAGGGTCCGCGCTAGGGTCAGAAAATAGAGGCAATTTACCGAAGTGGTTTAAAACCATTGCGCCAAACTGTTCTACAATTTCGCCCTGCTTAGTTACCAAAACCGCGCCAAAGTCTGCCACTGTTTGTTTCTTTGTTGTTTCGGTATCTACAATTAAATAATAATGTTTTTTGTTCATCATGATCTTAAGCCGCCGTTAGTAGTGAATTTAAAATAATAGCATCATAGCAAGTAATGTTTAGAGACTCTAGGCGGATTAATACGGCCTGATTATCGTCATACATTCCCGCAGTTCTAGAGAAACGCGCCCAACTTCTGCCCGTCTCTTTAGCGTATTTTCTAAGTAAATTTTCTTTTAGATCTGCGTCACCGTCACGGCAACCCATAGGCCTGCTAAGAATTTTAACAGCATTTAAAGAATGCATTTTTAAAAATTCATAATCATGTTCGCCCATAACGCGCGCCGTACAAACTATTATTTCATTATCAGGGTTTTTTTGTGCTGCACGCCAATATTCCGCAAGCGGTAACAAACTATCCGCAAAGATTTTTTCTTTGGTACAGTTTGCGATCCAGTTATTAAGATCAAGAGAACCGTCTGCAAAAGTGATCTGCCTATGGCTAGAATCTATAATTGTGTGGTCTAGGTCGAATATTAATACTTTTTTCATAATGGTTATAATCCGTAAATTGAGAAACAAAAACCTATAATCGAACAAAGGTTTAGGATAATTAAATTGTATTGTTTTAATGATATAGCTTGAACAGTTAAGAGGATTAAACCAGAGACTGCAAGAACACAGCCTCCGATCGTCCCCATGTTGAATGATGCTATAATCATTAAAACAGCACCAATCCAACCGAGGATAACCATTACTTAAGGCTAGCCAATAATTCAGCTAAGGCCATGCCCGTTGCTTTTTCTAATCCCTCGATTGGCAATATACCCACCTTAGCCGATATAGCCGCGACTAAATCATTTTTGCTAGGGGCTGCCTTTTTCTTAGCAGGAGCAGGTTTGCTGATATACTCAATATTTTCGCGTTTACATTTAGCGATAATTGAACGAGCACCTCGGCCAAGTTCAACGGATAAAGCTTGCGCTTTGTCATAATCTACAGGAGCGGCAGCGCGTAGAATTGCGACCATTGCATCGGTGTAATTTACGGCGGTTTTTGCGACTTTTGTAACTTTTGGAGTAGTCAAGATATTTCTCACTTTTTTATAATATTGGCCAAAATTGGCTTTTTCGACGTCTCTTTCAACGTGGGGCTATTATCTCAAATTACTGGATACATTGCAAGCTTAATACAGTTTATTTTCATCTAATTGCTATATATATTTTAGGCCCAAATTCCGGCCCTGTTAGATTAAAATGTTCTAAGCGATTCCTTATAACATTTTAGTCTTAAAAACCGGTAGCTATATGTTAAAATGTTCTAAGCGATTCCTTATAACATTTTAGTCTTAAAAACCGGTAGCTATACGCTAAAATGTTCTAAGGCTTTCTTGCACCAACCTGGTGCAGGGCGGTTAGACGACTGCACCAATTTGGTGCAGCCGGGCCTCCCCCGCGCGTAAACCTTTTTGTAAAAGAGTAGAAGGCTGAACGGAGCTAAAAAGACTTGAACAAACCTGAACCAATAAGAACCAATTGAAAAAAATTTCAAAAAAGTACCACGCCCCAAGACAATGACTTCCACAAAATAAAAAACTTGACAAGGTTGGTCCTATTTGATATAATTTCTTAAATCTTAAAGATAACAACACAAAAATCACTAAAGTTTTACTTATCCTAGCAACATTTTGAAATACCCAGCATAGAAAAATAAAACTTGACATACAACCCTCACATAGGTATAATTTGACTCATGAGTAAAGAAATTACTAGAATAACACCAGAAGGGCTAGAGATAGCCAATAGTTACTTACAGTTCGGAAATATCCGAGGAGTCTGTGAGTATCTTCAGGTGCCCGAAACTACTGTAGTCGAACTACTTAATACTCGTGAAGTAAAAAAGTATATTGACACAGTGTATCTCGATATGGGATATAGAAATAAAAACACTATAGGAAGTTTGTTAGACGAGATGATAGCATCTAAACTTGAAGAAGCCCAGGAATCTGGAGTGTACTCTAGTAAAGATCTAGCTGACCTATTACAAATGGCCCATAAAATGCGTATGGACGAAATTAAAGCTCAAGCTGATATATTAAAAGCTGAAAGTGGAAACGTCAAGAATCAGACCAATGTTCAGATCAACGAAGCGGTACCGTTCGGTCAAGGTAACTATGGTAAATTAATGGAAAAACTACTAAATGGAGCAGAATAAACTAGAACTAGAGCTACGCACTCACGAAGTACAATGTGAGGAACGTTGGAAGACCACATTTGTTCGTCTAGAGAATATAGAAAATACACTCGGAAGAATGGAAGGTCGTTTTGTCGCACTTGGAGGTACAATTATTATGTTCCTCGCTGGTGTTATATTAACCCTCGCAACGATGAAGTAAGAGTTCTTATAGATCTCTCGGAAGGTACTAGTACCTTTAGGACTTTAGATATGCCAAAGAAGAAACCAAAGCCGAAGAAACCAATTAAACGTAGTAAACCTAAAAGAGGACAAAGAACGGCTAAAAACCGTAAGCTTAGGAGCAAGTTATGCCTGCCAAACGAAGAGTAAAGAAGAAAGATTCTAGATTAAAAAGAGCCGGTGTGTCAGGTTACAATAAACCTAAACGCACCCCAGGTCATGCCAAGAAGTCACACATTGTAGTGGCAAAGGTAGGCGGCAAAGTTAAGACTATTCGTTTCGGTCAGCAAGGCGCTAAAACAGCCGGTAAACCTAAAACAGGTGAGTCAGCTGCAATGAAAGCTAAGCGTAAATCCTTTAAAGCTCGTCACGCTAAGAATATAGCAAAAGGGCCTATCTCTGCTGCATATTGGGCGGATAAAGTAAAATGGTAGATATAGACGAAATTATCTACCTACATGGAGATAACAAAAGAAACTTACAGATACACCCTGTACATAAATTTGGTTATAACCCTGCTCTTTCTAACCAGGCTTATGAGTCTATTTGGTTTACAGGAGGTTTGTACCCTTGGTCTGTTTTCGATGCAGGCACTCAGTCTATTTTCGTAAAGAGTACCTCTGCTAGTGATACTGGAGATATTACTGTCGAAGGTCTTGATGCGGATTGGAATAAGGTTACCACTACCAAAACTATGACAGGCGCTACTGCTATACAATTAGACCAAACTTTTAGGCGTATTTATAGAGCAGAGTATGTTGATACTGCCAATGTAGGAGTTATTAGTATACATGCTGCTAGCGGTACAGGTACTGTAGTTGCCTCTATACAAGAACTGTTAAATCAGACTCAGATAGGGCTTTATACAATCCCTGCTGGATATACTGGTTACTTGCTAAACTATACTGCTTCTTGTGGAAAAGGTGATGATGCTACTGTTCGGATGTTTACTCGTGAAACTAATGATACGGTTTCTTTTAAACTAAAAACTGAAGTAAAGATATATCAAGCAACTCATCTTCATGAATTCGCTTCGGGGTTATTACTTCCTGAAAAGACGGACATAGACTTTAGAGCTAGAACAACCTCTGCGGGGTCGGAAATGATTATCAACTTTGATATGATACTTGTTGATGAAACCACTAGGACTTACGTAAGAGTATGACCAAACCTATAGACGTTGCAAAACAAAAAGAGCTTGAAGACCAAGATGCCATGCGAGATGCACAGAGAAACATGGCATGGTTTTCTCTTGGAGGTATGTTACTCTACCCTTTCGCAATAGTGGTAGCAGAACTACTAGGACTAGAAAACTCTTCAGAAACTTTAGGTGATATGGCTCCTACGTATTTTGTTTCTGTAGCAGCAATTGTAATAGCCTTTTATGGCAAAGAAGTTTTGGGAAAGAAATAAATTATGAAAGACACTTTTGAAAAGAAAATCAGGTTCTTAAATAAGAACTGGAAATACATGTACGATAGTAGACAGTTTAAGACTGCAGAGTACTGGACAATACTGAAGAAAACTCCTTTTCACGGAGACTGTGAAGACTACTCACTAACCTTGCTTTATCTTATCAATGATGAATCTATGTGGGGTTTCTGGAAAGATATCATAACCTACAAAGCTCGTATGAGATACTGTACTATAGGAGGCGAAGGTCATGCTGTACTAGAGTATGATGGAATGTTTATTGATAACATTCAGAAGAAATGGTGTACCAAAGAAACAATGCAGGCTGATAAATATAAGTTCAATAGATTTCCTTATAACCCAATTACAGTCTTTTTTAAATTACATGTTATAGGAAGAATTAAATGGCTGTCGAAATAAGTCGTAAAGACATTACTTGCGATGAAATACATGAGCTAGTCACAGACTCTCGGTTTTTGAAACTACCAGTAAATCCTTATTTGGATTTACTTGGTATCACACCTCTACCCTCTCAAATAGCAATTATAAATGCTATTAACAATCCTAAGTACCGCTTTGTATCTGCTGCTGTTTCACGAAGACAGGGTAAAACATATATCGCTAATATCATAGGACAACTAGTCTCTCTAGTCCCGGGGTCAAACATACTGATTATGTCCCCTAACTACTCTTTGTCACAAATTTCTTTTGATCTACAAAGAAACTTGATTAAACATTTTGACTTAGAGGTCACGAAAGATAACGCTAAAGATAAAGTTATTCAAATTTCCAACGGCTCTGCTGTAAGAATGGGTTCCGTTAACCAAGTTGACTCTTGTGTAGGCCGTTCTTACGATCTTATTATTTTTGATGAGGCCGCACTTGCTGACGGTAAAGATGCTTTTAACGTAGCATTACGTCCTACACTTGATAAGCCTAACTCAAAAGCTATATTCATATCCACGCCACGGGGTCGCAACAACTGGTTCTCTGAATTCTTCTATAGAGGATATTCTGATGACTTTCCCGAATGGGCCTCTATTCGTGCAACCTACAGAGACAACCCACGCATGTCAGAGAGTGATATTGCAGAAGCTCGTAAGTCTATGTCTGATGCTGAGTTCAAGCAAGAGTACGAAGCTGATTTTAATACATATGAAGGGCAGATCTGGAAGTTTGACTTCGAAGCATGTGTAAAGGATTTTTCACAATTAGATACAAAACATCTAGACGTTTTTGCGGGACTCGATGTAGGCTATAAGGATCCAACAGCACTTTGTGTAATTGGTTATGACTGGGATGAAGAGAAGTACTATTTACTGGATGAATATCTTAATGCTGAGAGAACTACTGAGCAGCACGCGATGGAGATACAGAAACTTATTGACAGGTGGGCTATTGATTTCATTTATATTGATTCAGCTGCTCAGCAGACTAGATTCGATTTCGCACAGAACTACGACATATCCACAATCAATGCAAAGAAATCCGTCCTTGACGGGATCGGGTATGTCTCGTCCTTGATAGACAATGATAAGCTTCTAGTAGAACAAACTGCAAAGCAGTCCCTGTCGTGTTTAGATGCCTACCAGTGGGATCCAAATCCTAATCTAGTACGTGAGAAACCTAAGCACAACATGGCTTCGCATATGGCAGATGCTATACGATACGCATTATATTCATTTGTTACTGCAAATCAATCCTTCTAGCGGATACCTAGTGAAAAATAGTTATTGACAAATCACCTTAAACTCGATATAATTCTATCAATGAAAAATGAAGAACCGGAGCCAAAATGCCTAAGTTAAAACGTGATGTAGTAAAGTATGTACGTGATAAGGCAAAATCTAAGTACAATAAAGGCACATCTTGTGAGATTTGCGGAGAAACAGAACAGCTTGATTTTCACCATTACTACAGTTTAACGCCTTTGTTAAATCAGTGGCTCGCAAAGAACAGACATAACCCTGAGTATATACAAGCACTCAGAGATGACTTTATTGAAGAACATAATGATGAGTTATACGAACATACGGCTACGCTGTGTAGGACTCATCACTTGTTGCTTCACTCAATTTACGGAAAAGACCCTGCGCTAGGGACTGCAAAGAAACAGATGCGCTGGGTAGGAATTCAAAGAGATAAACATGGCTTGGTAT